CTTCTCTAAAATCAAGCAAACAGTTTTAGCTTCTCCATTTTTTGCACCTTATATCGGCAAAGATACAGAGCTTGAAATGCGATTCTACACTGAACACGACCGAGAAGAGAATGTAAGAAGAAAAGAGCAAAATATCAATCTTTTTGCGGGTTCTTTAGTTTTAAGATGTGGTTCTAGTAATGCTTCAGGTCTTGTTGGTTTAACTTGTTGGACTATCATTATGGACGAAGTTGCTGCTATGGCTGGAGATAATCCTGAATCTGGTGTTGACTATGCTCTCTATGATGATTTGAAGCCATCTCTTGCTACATTTGGTAAAGATGGAAAAATGATGCTTCTTTCCAACCCTAAAGGTCCTCTTGGGTTGCTTTATGACTTACACGAAAATAGACAAGAAGATCCTACTACACTTGTGATGAGACTACCAACTTGGCTTACTAATCCAAACATTGATAAAGAATGGTTAGATGGTCAAAAGAAAAAAGATCCACAAGAATTTCAAATGCAATATGGTGCTGAGTTTGGAGCATCATCATCTGATCCAATGTTTAACTCTGAAGACATTGACAGAATGTTCTCTTCAATGTCTATGGTAAAAAGAAAAGAACAAGCAGAAGGGCATTTTGAATATTTCTGTCATTTGGATCCCGCACGTACATCTGACTATTATGCTCTTGTAATTGCTCATACTGAAAATATGTTTGGTCAAATTGGTCCTGACTTTCAACCATTGAAAAGAGTTGTAATTGATCACATTCATTTCTGGAATCCTAGGACAAAAAATCAACCTGTTAAAGAGAAAGATGTTGAAGATTATGTAATTGAATTACATAGAAAGTTCAAATTTAAACAAGTAAGTATCGATCAATGGAATTCACAATCTTCTCTGATAACTTTACAATCAAGAAGAGTTCCTATTGTAGAGCGTCAATTTAATAAAGAATATAAAGAAAAAATTTACACAGAACTTTCTCAACTAGTACGAGATGACCGAATTGATATTTATGATTTATCTGGTGGAGAATATCGAGATTTAGATCACAAGTTGATTTCTTTAAATGAAGTACAAGAAGCTAAAATTCAATTTTTATTCTTACAAAAAAAATGGAAAGGTAAAAGATATTATATTGAAGCATTATCTGGATATAAAGATGATATTTGTGATGCTGTGGCTGCTGTAGCTTACGAGTGTCTTACTTCAAAAATTATGTTTAGATTACCAAAATCAAAAATGGTTAATCTAAATAGGCGATAAAGGTTATTTTTTTAAATAATAAGAACAAATCATTATGTCTAACAATATCAGAACAGCTCAATTTGGTGGTGTAGGCGGCGGGGGAAACGGCTCTGCTTTTCAGCCTGGTGGTAGTCCCTTAGGTCGTGGTGGATCTAATAGGGGTGGACACGAAATCAATCTTTATGTGGATGAAGATGCTAGTTTTGATAAATTGTTAAGAAGAACCCATAATGAGCCTGACAATAGAGAAGTAAATATTGAGTCAAGGCTTACTCCTCAGCATAAACATTATGAAGAGATGATCCCTTATGAGCTAACTCCTGAAGAAAGAATGAGAGCCAAATTTAGAGCTCAACTTCATAATTACAAGCAATCTTTAGAAAATGCTGCTAATAGTTTGATGAAAAATAGTCCGGCATATATAAAAGAGCATTATCGTGCTAAAGATGAGCATATGATGACTATGGAACAATCTTTAGAAGATCGCCATAAATACAATATAGATTCTAAATATCCAGGAGAGGAATACAAAGATCCTGATAAGCCTTCAAGATTACATTTTGCTATTTCAGATGAATCTATGAATCGTGTTGCAGAAGATTATGCAGTCAGTAGAAGAAATAGAATTACTGATGAATACCCAGAAGATAGAAATCAGTTCGATGAAGCTCAATTTACTCGCCCATCTTTAGGAAAAACTCCTGTGTTAACTCACGGAGAAGAGTTTGATAATTACTTAACAAGCTTAATGACAGTTAGCACTCCTGATCACGATGGCTTCCAAGAATATGAACTTAAGGATACCGTTTTATCTTATCCTGATCCAGATGGTAAAGCAAATGTTCATGCTCCAAAAGATATAGCCCCACAATCAGAAGCAACAAAAAAATCAAATCCATACATTACTACAGAACAAGCATTGAATCTAAAGAAGAAAGATACATCATATTTAGACTACATAGATCCTACAAATAAAGAAGACAAAGGCGTAGAAGAAGTTTATGATGGTTCAGCTTTTTATGGAATCAGTGGTCATAGTTTGTAAAGGTAAATAAAGGTCAAGTTAACAAGAACAAGTTATGGACGCAAATTCAATTCAAACATTAATTAAGCTTTGTTCAAAATTAGACAAAACTGGGCATTATTCCAAGGCCGATAGTTTGTTTGAAAAGATTGCTCAATACTATCCTCAACAATCAGTTACTCAATCGCCAAACGTATCTTTGGTTCCTTATGAAGATATTGAAGAAGAAACTAAACAAAATGATTTCTGGCGACAAAAAATTAACCCAAGAAAAATTCCTAAAGAATATTTTGACTTGGGAGGAGAAGCTGATGGTCAAAGTATAGAAGGCCAACTACACGGACCAGACAATGTTCCAGGACCAGCCTATATAGATCCAGGTAATCCAGCTTCTAGTCCTTCTATGGCAATTTCCAATGGCGAAGATTTAACTGATAAATTTTCCTGGGAAGAAACATATGAAAAAAATGTCGATGATGGAAATGCTTGGAAAAATAGAATACCAAACAGATAAGGAATAAAATTATGCCTATACCAATTAAACCAGTTCATTCTTTAGATTTACACGCAGAATTATTTGACGGACCATCAATGGAAGGTCTTGGATTATCAGATATTCAAATTCAACTTCTTGGCGTTTCACAAGCTCCTAAGAAAATTGAAGCTGCTAAATTGAGTGAAAAATATTTAGATATGCTCAAGTCAATTGATGCAAACACCGATGTACTAGTTACTGCAGCTAGTTACGTTGCTTTACACAAAGATAGTACAGTTTGTGGCGTTCCAACAGAAATTTCTGACAATGATCTTTTAGCTATGAAAACTGCTGGTTTACTCACTGGTTACGGTAGATCTGTAGAACTTACTGAAAGAGCAAGATTAGCATTACGTGATCATTACTTAAGTATTGACAATGTAAATGAATTTAGAAAGCAAAGAACAAAAGATAGATTTGATCTTGATGAAGCAAGAAATGTAAAAGCATCTTCAAGTAAATTTAAGAAAGTTGGTTCTTGACTCACTAACAAAGAATTCCGTGATGAATTCGATGTTAGGTTTGTAGCTGACACAGATAAATTAAGAACTAAAGGCTTGATGAATGCAGAGCCTTTAGATGATTATGAAGTAGTATTTTTTACTTTTGATTATCCAGATTGCTATTCATTTTGGAATAAAAACGTATCATTTGCACTTTCTTTAGCATTTTTAGATAAAAATTATAAGATTGTGGATATTAAGGATATGGAAGCAGATGACCCTAAATCTGTAGCTCCAGAGTCGAACAATGTTGTATTTGTTGTAGAAGCAAAGAAAGGATTGTTCAAAAAATTAGGCATTGACGTTGGAGATAAATTGTTTTTGAAGGGCAAGAAAGTAATTTTCAGTAAAAAAACATAAATAGATGCATTAAAGGAATTTGAACATTAAATTTAGAAATTTTCTTAATGTATTTTTTCTTGAGGAGAAAAATTAATTATGGCAGATAGAATTTTCCCAAACAGATTTCAAGAAGATCCTCTTGATTCTGACTTGGTATTTCAAGGAATCGATTGGGATAACTTTAACCAAAGATTAGCTGAAGCAAAAGAGCCTAAAGAGAACAAAGGTCTCAAAGCTCTTATCGATGCTATTGGCGATGAAAAAGTTGATGAATTGCAAGGTGAAGATCATAGCGATCATGATGAAGAAGCTTCAATGGATCACAAGTCTGGCTATATGAAAGAAGCCAAGAAAGGTCTTCCAGAAGGCTTAAAGAAGTGGATGGAGCAGAATGGTAAGGGCAAGAAGTCTGAAGATTCTGATGATGAAGAAGATGAAGACGAAAATGGCGATGAAGAAAAAGATGACAAAGATGACAAAGGTCCTATGACTAGAAAAGGTCCTAAGTCTAAGTCTGAGAAGAAAGCTTATCATTTTAACCACGCTTCACAATTATCAGCTGAAGCAGTAGAAGCTGCAGTTGCTGCTGGTGATGAAGACCTCAAGGACGCTATTCTTGCTGCTCGTCACGACAGAAGAGTTAGATTAGCTGGCAAAATTGAGCGCCAAGTTCAAGCTCAACAAGAAACCAATGTAAAGCTTGCACAAAGAAAAGCTTACAGAGAAGCATTGGTTCAAAAAGTTGCTGCTAAAATGGATGATGAGAAAGATTCAGCTATGGAAAAAAATTGCGAAAAGTGTGGCGGAGTCTATGCTGGCAAAGATTGTGAATGTGCTGATAAATCAAGTATGAAAGAAGCTAAAGCATTCTCATCTGCTGCAAAAAAAGCATTTGCTGCTAAGGCTATTGCTGAAGGTTTTCCAATAGAATATATCAATGCAAGATTAGGTGAAACATCAGCACCTAAAGTTGATAAATTATCCGACATCAAGAATGTTCTTGCTTCTGACCTTAACACAAATGTAAAGGTTGCTGCAGCTTCTTCAATGATTAAAGTTGCAACTCTTACAGATGCCGACTATTCCAGAATTGTCGATTATTGGAAGAATGAACTTGGTTATGGCGATCAAGAGTGGATTGATGCACTCTTTACCAAAAAATACGACAAGAAATAATTACCATCCTCAAGAAAAAATAGTCCCAGAACGTAAGTTTTGGGACATTCTTGAAAAGTAATATCAGGATATAATAAACATGAGCAGATTTAGAAAAGTATCAGAAATCGATAATATTCCAACATTTTTGGAAAAGAGATTTATTGGCGCTCAAGTTGAAGTTGAAGAAGATCCATACGCTGAGTTAAAGAGAAATTCAACTGCAAACAGACAATCAATTTCTAAACAAAATATTGGTTTCACAAAAGAAGCAAACAATATTAACAAGTCTTGGGAAAAGATTCAAGGTGCATCAACTTATCAAGATTTAAGAGATACCACACTTGAAGATAGA